TAAAAACAGCAGACGAAGCTTTATCTAAACAGGAAACAAATCCTAAAGAGGTAGAAGATATAGACGAACCTCTGATTAAGAAAGAGGAAGAAGTTGTTGAGGAACCTACCACAGAAGCTAGGACTCAATTTAAAGAACTGGGTACAGCTTCGCCTAAAGCACAGAAATGGTTAACATCTAAAGGGGAACCAGCTTTAGCTTCTCAAAACGAGCAGGGAATATGGGAACCTCAAGAGTTCTTTCACGCAGGTAGTTTAGGTAAAGAGGGCGAAACTTTTGAAATAGATTTAAGGAAAGGAGCAAGACGAGCACAGGAAGATGCTTTCTTTGTTTCTACTTCACAGGAAGGTGCTAAAGCGTTTGACCCCACAGATACAGACCCGTTAAAAGTTGCTGTGAACATCAAGAAACCTTGGGACTTTGAAAACTCAGAACATGTTCAAGACATAATAGATGCTATAGGTCGTGAAAATTTAACAGACGCACAGATAAGAGGAATCAGTAGGGGTCATATGCTGACTATAGAAAATAACCTGTTAACAACTATAAAGGAAAAAGGTTACGACGGGTTTTTTGTAAAAGAGAATGACGTTAAAAATTTAGGGGTGTTTGACCCAGCTGCTGTAAAACTTATCGAGGATCAAGATGTAGTAGGAAGAACTACTAAAGTTAGCGGAGAGTTTGGAGATACGGCTGATATAACAGGTGGACCCAGTAAGGATATACCCGAAGAACCTACGGTAGAAGAACCTGAGCTACCACGTGTAGTAGACGATGAAAGAGAAGACGCTTTTGATGTACTTCGTGATAGAGTATCTAAGATAAATAAAGATAATGTAACTACCGAGCTACCGTTGATTGAGCGAGAAGCTAAGAAAGTATATAATCGTACCTACAGAAATCTAAATGATTTAACAAGGAAACTAGCTAAGAACGCAGACGATACAGATACTATCGAAGCTATGTTATCTGAGGTACAGTTCTTTCGTAAGCTAAACACTGAAGTAAAAGATATAGCAGAGACAACCGGAGGTAGAACATTACAAGCAGCCCGTCGTGATTCTGATAAGTATAGGTGGTTATCTAAGTATAGTTATCGTTCCAGATTGGAGGATGCAGCCTTAGCTAAATTAGAAGTAAGCTTAGAAGCTAAGTTAGGTCGCACATTAATATCGGAAGATGCTGACATAAAAAGCTTGTTCGATGACTTTGTTAAAATAAAACCACGCATAAAAGAAGCTGGTAAAGCTATAGATAAAAAAGTTACACGAAGAGCTAAAGCCCGTAAAAAGAAAGAAGTAACGGAAGAACAGAAGGCAGCTAACTTAAAGAAAGCTGTACAAACTAAGCTAACAAAACTACAGAAAGAACTAGACGAACTAAGAGCTAGGTTTGGAGACGATATAGCACTAGAAGAAGCTGCTGCTAAAGTTAAAAAGAAAAGGCCAAAAGACCCTAAGCAAAAAGATTTAGAAGATCGCATTAAGTACTACAAAGAAGTAGAAGCTGAAGTAGCTAAGATAGAACAACTAGAAGCTAATTTAGCTAGAGTTGCTGATATAGAAGCTAGAGGTGTTATATCTGAACTAAGGGCTGAAGTAGCCCCTAAACCAAAAGGACCAACTAAACCTAGCAAAGTTAAAGAACTTCAGAAAAAGATTGCTGACTCTAAGAAGAGGATGAAGCAGAAGTTGGCTGACTTAGATAGAACTGTAGTAGCAGAAGCTAAAGAGAAACAAAACGCTAGGCTTTACGCAGATATGGAACAAGCTTTCTTTGCAGCGTTGGAAGCAGACGTAGCTACTAAAGGCACTAAGTTCATAAGAGGTGTTAAACAAGCTAGACAGATGGCTTTGATCGACCAACTTCCTTCTGTGTTTGCGGGTATTCCTACAGGTATTGGTGCTGGGTTTAAACAGTTCTTTAGAGTACCTGCTACTTGGTTATCTAATTTAGATAAAGGTTTACCGATTGCTAACAAGATGGCTCACATCGAAGCAGCTAGTGCATTCAAGATGTTAACTGATCTAAACGGATTAGGTGAGTCAATGCGGCGTACATTTGCAGAGAACCTAAGTGCTACCGATAGACGAGCAGGTAAACTAGCCGATGAAATAAGTACGGTAGGTCTTCCTAGAGGTGAACACGCCTTAGTAGCTAAAGCAGCTAGGGATGCAAAGAGAAGAGCAGAAGCTGTTGATAATGTAGCTAAATCTTTAGGTGACTTCGTAATAATGGGTAAGTATCATCAGATATTATCTTTAGGTGTGCGGGGCATACAAACAGTAGACGATGTATTTAAAAGACAGATAGTGAAGTCTAGGATATATGCTGAGTCTAATAAGAAAGCTTTGTTAGAATTTCCTAACGACCCTGCTAAGCAAAAACAAAAAGCTGAAGAATTATATAACTCAGCATGGGTGGACAGCGACGGGCTAGAAGTATTAAACGATACACACGAGTTCATGGATGAAGTAAACCAAGTTCGTGAAGAGTTATTGTTCGCTAGTAACACTGATGATTTGCAAGATGTATATGTTAACTCAGCGGAGAAACTTATTAACAACCTAAAGGATTTAAGTAACGATGATGGGTTGTTAGGTTTCGGTATTAATGCTTTCTTGCCCTATATTGGTGTGCCTATCAGAGCTGTATACAGAGGAGCTAGATTAGTGGCAGCACCAGCAAAGCGTTCGTTAGGTTTACTTGAAGCGTCCCCTTTTGAACTGCCTAAACGTATAGGAGAGACATCAAACCCATATAACAAGATCATAAGAAACATTGAACTTGAGATGGATGTTGTTAAGAAGCAGTTAGACAAACCAGATTTAGATGATGCAGCGAAAGCAAGTTTCCAAGAAGAGTTTAACTTACTAGATGACAGACTTAAAACAGCTTTTGTACGTAGAGCTAAGTATAATAACGAACTATTGACTGATGCTTTAATAGCTATGTCTATAGGTGCGATTGGTTATCTTGGAGCTACGAGCGGTAATGTTACTGGTTCTTTAGCTTGGATGACAGATGACCAAAGAAAGAAAACGGGTATGGAATCTTTTAAAGCATTTGGTAGTGACTACTCAGCTGCTTTACCTTGGTCCTTCCCTCTAGCTTTTATGGCTGACTGGGCGGCTTTTGAGCGTGTTAAAGAGATCGAGGAGCGTGAAGGTATTAAGATATTAACTAAGGACCAAAATAGATGGTCAGTATTAAAGCAATCACTCATCCAATTATCTAAAGCAATGCCTCTAGCAGAAGGTGTTAAGAATTTTGAGGAGATTGTAGGGGGAGAAGGGGAAGTACTTACTGGTGCATTCACACGCTTAGTTGCTAGTTATGTTCCAGTACCCGCTCAAGCTAGAAAAATTGTGCAAGCTTACGAGGCAAACGGTGACGCAGCTATAGCAGATTTAAGAGGTGGTCGATATTATGATAGAGTCATGTACTCTGTTTTAGGCGTAATGCCTATTAATAAGAAGACTGATTTATTAGGTAACGACTTAGTTTCTAATAAAACAATGGTTACTGAAGCTATTATTAGACAAGCACCTAGAAGAAAGAAGCAGCGTTCGGATTTTGAAAAGATAGTAGCAACAGATACACACGGTAATATAAGACGTAAACCAGCTACTCTTTACCCCGGAATACGTATGACTGAGTTCAGGAACTCTGACGGCATGACGTTATCTTACGCCTTTGATCGCAGACTTAGGGAAACTCAAGTAAGAATAAAAGGTAGGAAGCAATACTTAGAAGACGCTGTGTATGATTTAATCTACAGTAATCGATGGAATAAGAAATTCGATAAAGGTTTTGTTGCTAGTGAAACTAATCCTGACGTTCTTGTTAATGAAGGTTTAAGGGATTTAGATAGCTTACTACAAAAATTCTACAAACAAACACAGAAGGATATGCTAGGAGACCCTTCGGTTTTAGATGACTTCATAAATAAGGAAGACGTACCTCTGTTTGATATAATGGAGAGCTTGGAATTAAAAGCGGACGAAACAGGACGACCCATATCTATATTAGAAATCTTTTCAAACTGACTAAGGACTTGCTCTTCTCACTCAATAATTAATAATATACACTTAACATCATGGCTATCACCTACGTAGACTATACAGCAACAGGCGGACAGACCGACTTTGACTTTACTTTTCCCTACCTTGAGGACGAACACATTAAGGTAGAAATCAACGGTGCAGACACAACTGACTTTACAATCGTTGCTTCACCATCCACCAAGGTAGTACTAGACAGCGGTGCCGCAGCTGGAGATAAGGTGCGTGTCAGAAGACGCAGTGCTCCTAATCAGAACCTCGTGGACTTTGTTAACGGGTCTGTACTTACGGAGTCAGAGCTTGATTTA